CAAGGACCACGCAGGTCTCGTTGTCCCGGCAAAAGGTCGCGAGGTCGGCCAGCACCGCGGCGCCGGCGGCCTCTTTGAAGGCGAGTTGATAGGCGCGCTGGCGGTCGGCCAGGGCTTCCTGGATTTTCAGGTCGGATTCGGTCATGCGGGCAGGCCCTGGGCCGGGCCGGCCTTGGCGGCAACCGCACGCGCCTTGATGATGGCGGCTTCAGCCGGCGCGGCCTGGATCTGCTCCTGCCGTTGTTGCTGCGCGGCACGGTTCTTGCGCTTGACGGCGACCGCCTGCGGGTCAGCCATCCACGCCTCGGGCACGTTGTTGATGCGCGAGATCTCCGGAATCGCGGTGTCGAAGTCGAAGGGATCGAGCAGGCTCATGTCCTGCGTGATGTTGACGAGTTCGCGGACCTGCTCGAGCGAGCGCAGGAAGCCGGCGGCGCGGCCGGCGCTGGCGGCCAGCGACAGCGGCGAGGTGTCGGTGACCTCGTAGGCGCCCTTGGCCTCGCGCAGCCGCGGCGGCATCGGGTCGACCATGCGCATGTCGACCAGCAGGTCGAGTTCGCGCTCGACGAGGCCCCCGACATATTCGGTGTGCTGCCGGCCGAGGGTGGGTGCGACCAGCATGCCCTTTTCGTTGACGAGCTCAATGACCTGGGTGGCCGTCATGTTCGGGTGCTCGGACAGAACCTTGAACAGCGACACCAGGAACACGTCGTCGATGATGCCGCGCTCCTCGCCCATCATCTTCTCGGAAATGCCGATGTCGCCAGTGGGGAGCGTGTGCACCAGCAGCTTGCCGTCGGAGGTGACGCCGCCCTTGTTCTGGGCGCCGGGCCGCAGATCCATGCCGACAATGCCGTCATCGGCCATCAGCAGCACGGGATCAGCGGCGCGATGTCCCTGTTTGAGGAAGGTGATCTTTTGCGCGTTGAGGGTCTTCAGCGACGGCAGCACGATCTGCGCCGGGCCGCGGCCCTCGACCTCGCCCGGGGTTTGGTCATAGCGCGATACCGCATAGGGGAACACGCGATAGCCGCTCTCGGGCGCCATCAGGCAATTGCCATCGATGCAGATGTAGTAAGACTCGAACGGCAGCGAGCGCTCGTCCAGCGCCTCGGCATCGTAGTCATCGTCGCGGGGATGGACGCAGTGCAGGAAGTTGAACAGCGTGGTCTCGTCCTTGCCGGCCGCGGCGGCCACGGTACCGGGCAGCCATTCCTCGCCGAACTTCTGCACGGCCTGATAGGCGGTCAGCTTGAACCACCGGATCATCCGGTCGACCTTGCCCTGATGGTTCTCGCCGAAATAGGTCTCGCCGAGCGGCACCGATTTGTAGCGCAGGCCCCGACCGCCGCCGTGCCAGCGATTGTCGAACTTGTCGACATACATGGTGGCGTTGCCGAACGCGCCGAGCGACTGCCAGTTGTTGTAGTTCTGCGCCGCAAAATTAGCGTTCGCATCGTAGCGCTGGCGGAACAGCATCTTGGTCGTGTTCTCGAACCACAGCCGGGTGGCGCGGTCCTTCATTACGTAGTCGTCGCCTTGCAGGCCGTGCCACAGCATGTTGCGCGGCGTGACCAGCGAATCCGCGATCGCGCAGAAACGATGCAGCGCCAGCGCGCCGGTGGCGTCGACCTGCTGCTGCGTCTTCTTCTGGCCTGGCGTGTTGTAGTTCTGATAGAAAAACGTGTTGCGCGAGGTCGGCAGGATGAGCTGCGCGACCTCCTCCCACTGGCCGGCGAACAGGGAGCGGCGGGTCTGATATTGGCTGAAGGTCCGCTTGGACTTGTTGACCTTCTCCATCTCGCGGTCGCTGACGCGGCGGCCCTGCCCGTTGAGGGCCGCGCCGGTCTGGATCGCAACGACTTCGGCCATCAGTACCTCGACGCGCGATGAGCCGCGCGCGAACATGCGGCCAAACGCTCAAGAAGAGTTTTGAGGTTTTGATCCTTTGGATCATTGCTATCGTGCACCTCTGCGTAGACCTTCGAATCCTCTGCATTGAGATATTCGAAGGTCCCGTCAGTGTTGCGCTTGAGAGACTCAGCCATCAGTGCACCAGCCGTTTGGCATCGGGGTCCTGCGGGTCGAACGACGGATCGAGCCGGTGGTCGGCGACCAGCCAGCGCTGCACGCATTTGAAAAGCTCGACACGCTCGGCGTCGGGCAGCTTCATGTGATCGGCCAGCCGGCGGAAATCATCCCGCAAGGCAAGCTCGCTGGGGTAGACGACCTGATCCTTGATGAACGCGTGGTCCTTCATGATCACGTCGGCGACCACCGCGCCGGACTTCGCCACTTTTCCACAGCTCGCCAGGCACGGCAGCGATGGTTCGACATAGCCGGGGAATATCAGCGGCAGCAGAACGCGCAGCGTGTCAGTGCCGTAGGTGTGGTCGATCATCGACAGCAGCACCATGCCGGTCTGCCCCTTTGCCTCGGCGAGCGCGCGGGCCTGCCAGCTCTTGCGCAGGTCGAACGACAGCGTCTGCTCGAACCGGCTTTCAAGCACCAAGGTCTCCCGCCGGTCCGAAAATGGACGCCACGGCCATGGAGCCCGAAGGTCCCAAGGCGCGCTGCTGCTGGATCTGCGCCATGCGCTTCTTGCGCTCCTCGTCGGTCTCGGCCTTGACCTGCTGCGACAGATCGCCTCCGAGGCCGAGCGAATCCGCGGCGCTGGGAAAGCCAGCGCTATTGTTCGGCAACGGCATCGGCTTCCTTCTCCGCAAGCGCGACGGCTTCCATCGCTGCCTCGTGCGCAGCGTCGGCGGTCATCAGTGCGGTGTGGGCGGCGACAAGCTTCTCGTCCGCCTCGACCAGCTTTTCGAGGGCCTGGTAATGCCGGCGCTTGGGCTCGGGCAGCGCCTGATAGCGCGAGCCGGACCCACGCTCGACGCGGCCATTGATGCGCACCGCATCCTTGCCGAAATGCTCGTCCTCGAACGCACGCAGGCGCGCGACGCCGGTGCTTTCGGGCTCGGGATCATCGACGACGGGCTCGGCCCGCTCGCGATCGAGGCGATCCTGTTCGGCGCGGGCACTCTCTGCGGCGGATTCGCGGGCGATGCGCTCCCGCTCGGCCTGCTGCGCCAGTTCGGTTTCGGTGAGATCGGCCATGGGGGAAGGCTCCAGTCAAACGGGGACGTGATGCTGGAGCGGAAGATGCGGCGAGCCATGCGTTCCCAACAACGCACTCAGCCGAACACGTCGAAGTCCATCCCGGCGGCGATGGCGGGCGCGGCTGCAACACCGCCGCCGCCGGTGCCGAGCCCCACCGCGCGCGCGCTGCGCTTGGTCATGATCGCGACCCGCAAAGCGGAAATCAGGTCGTCCTTGATCTTCACGATCTGGCCGTCCTTGCGGTGGTAGAAGCGGCGCTCCTCAAGCAGGTCGGACAGCTGCTTGGCGTATTTCAGCCGGCCGGATTTCTCGCGCTCGTCCATCTCCAGGATGCCGGCCTCGGTCGACACCGACCCGTCCGGCCAGGTCGCATGCCCCGAAAGCATCTTCAGCCCGTGCCGCTTGTAGTGGTCCGCCATCGGCTTGCCGTCGTCGCGGCGCACATTGCCGTCGTTCGGCCAGGCCACCGGCACCTCGGCCGCAACCTTCTTCAGCGCCTCGGCATGCTGGATCGGCAGCGCATCCGTAACCCGGTAGGTATGGTGGACGTGGATCACGTCGGCCTCGCGGTCCCACAGGATCAGCACCGCGCCGAACGGATGGTCGATGCCGAAGTCGACGCCCCACAACTTGACCCAGTGCGCCGGGATGTAGGCGATCGGCGGCTCGGTCACCGAATCCTCAAGCGCCATGAAGATGCGCCCGGATCCCAGCGTGGGCACGCCGCGGGCCCGCGCCTCGCGCTCATGCGGGAGATAGGCCGAAATGATGCTCGCCCGCTGCTCGGCGGGGATGTGCAGCGCGTCGTCGATCGTCATGGTGACCACGGCGCGGTTGTCGTCCGGCTCATCAAGAAACCGCAGCACCACCGCCGAGCGGCCCTTGAGAGGGGTGAACGTCACCCACACCATGCCGCCGGTCGCCACCGTGCGGGTCAAGAGCTCGGCGTAAACGTCCTCCGGCGGCTCCTCGTCCGCCCAGCCCCAGTCGATGCTCTCGCCCTGGAACTTGGTCCGGCCCTGCTCGTACGACTTGAACCGCGCCACCGACACCCCGCCCGACACATGCCGGACCTGGATCGTGTCGTACGCATCCGTGATGCCGCGCGCCAGCGACGGCTTGTCGGTGAACAGATCCTTCGGGATCATCCCGGTGCCGAACAGCGCATCCACGCCCGGCTCGCCGCAAAGCTTCTTCTGCTGCACGTCGCGCACCACCAACGAAGTCTCGCCGGCGATCCAGCCCTTGGTCGGCTTCGTGAACACCCGCCCCTTCCAGTCCGGCGGATACAGCCCCGTCAGATGGCACGCCGCCTCATAGGCCCCGGTGTGCGTCTTGCCGTTCTGGTTGCCCGCAATCAGCAGCCGCTCGCGCTTGGTCCGGCCAAGGTCGAGGAACTCCTTCTGCTTCGGATAGGGCGTGAAATCGTAGAATTGCTGAAAGGTCTTGCGATAGTCCAGCGCCTGGAGCCCCGACAGGATCTCCTTCAGGTCGTCGATCGGAAGCTCAGTCACCCTTGACCTCGCTGAATTCCCCATCCAGCACCGGCGCGGCCTGCTTGCCAAGCAGAACCGGCAGCGGAATCCCATGCTTCACCGCCAACGCCTTGATCTCCGCAAGGATCGCCGTTCCGCTCTGGTCCGTCACCGTCTGCTTCACGTTGATGTTCTGCGCGACCGCAAAGTCGTTCATCGCCGCCAGCCACACCGCAGCCTTGAACTGGTCCCGGTGATCGTCCCGCCGCGCGATCTTCTTGATCGTCGCAACCCCCAGCATCGCCCCGCCGCGCACCTCCCGGTCCGCACACTCCCGGATCGCCGCCAAAACCCTGTCGTCGTGATAGTTTCGGTGCGCCGACACCCGGAGCGCCCCATGCGACCGGTCCGAATACCCAGCCGCCTTCGCAATCTGCCAGTCCTTCGCGAACGGGAACATCACCGCCGCCATCGCAAACCGCCGCTGCGGCGCCGTCAGCACCCTCATCGCCGGCCCGAGGCTCGCCTCATCCGGATCGGGAACCGTCGGAATGCCTTCCGTCTTGCCTGGAGCGCCCATGCTAACAAATTACGGTTCAGACCGGCCCAAACAACGCACCAGCACAACCGCCCGGAATTTCTGGGAAACGCCGCGAAAAATTGGGGGGACCTCATAAATGGCGAGCGTGGGATGATCTGCCCCCACCCCCACCCCACCCCCCCTTCATCGAAGGGCAAGCCTGGCTATCTACCACTCGATCGCATGCCCTGACCGCATAGCCCACGCACATCACACAGCTAAGTCATTGATATTGTTGTGTTCCATATTTCGCATAACCTCTATTATGGAATATCTCTGTGTGATGTTCTTGAAATCACTAATGTTTTAGACGCAGCGTAATATGAGGGTTACGTCACACACGCGGGCAACGAGGTCAATGCTACCATCATGGCAGATCAGGCAGGCTGGGGTGCGGATGATGGTTCGAGCGGTAGCAGTGATCGGCCTATTCCTGACACTGCTGTGGGTGGCAGCGTTGAGCGAGTACGTTCAGATGGTGCTGATGTTCACGGGCATCTTTGCGGTGTGCTGGACGGTCAATCGACTGGGAATGGGAGGATGATGGTACGTCCTCGGCTATTCGCCTTCGTCGTGGTCCTCGGTCGCAAGCTCCCTGTGGAAGGAAGACGGGCGCACACGCGATGATCGGCGCGCGGGGCAAACATAGCTGCTGGTTTTGGTATTGAACAACGTACTGACATGTTGTGCGATATCAATATCTTATGCTTGCCCCTCATTTGCTCGTTCGGATTATCGATAGTGACTGGGCAAAACTGCTGTTTTACGTTCGTAAAATGCGGAAGGACCCTGAGGCGCGTCGTGCGGTGCTGATGATGATCAAGCGGGGCATGGTCACGGTGCCCGAGGCAGCGCGCCTGGCTGGTGTGAGCCGGCAGTTGATCCGATCGTGGTGCAAGGCAGACGGCGTGAGCGTGGACCGTGCGCGGCTGCTGCTGCTCACGAAGCAATGGCGCCGGCTATTGGCTCGACGCTAGAGCTGCGTGCTTCTCCCAGCGCTTGCGCGCCGCGTGTGCCGCCTGTTCCTGCCTCGCGCTCTTTGCCATTGACTTCGCGCGTCGCTTGCCTCCAAGCTGGCCAGCCTTCACAAGGCTCTCCTTCTTTACCATTTTCCTGATCTGGCTCATCTTTTCAGACGTGCTTAGCGACGTGCTTAGCGACGCCTCCAAGGCCTTGTTTTCCAGTAGTTTGAGCTGACGGGCTGAACCGCCGACGATCTTTCTTTTCTTCCATCGGCCGCTGACCAGAGCGATTTGCTCGGGGTCGTCGACGATCATGATGGCCTTGCCCAATGCACCGAGCAACGGGAACGTCGACACGGGCCCGAGGCGCTTGGATTTCTTCGGCCCCAGGATCTTCGCGCAATAGCCGCTCTGGAGCCCTGAGATTGAATCGATCGTCTCATAGCTGAGCTCGCGCTCGACCTGGGTTGACCGCAGCGCCTCGACCAGGTCGGCCATGGAGCGGATCGGCGCAGTCATCGCCCTGCCTCATCGATCATCGACTGCCATAGGCTGGTGTCATCCCGATAAACGCTGGGCTCTGCTGTGGCCTCCACCTGATTGCATCCCTCGACGGATTGCTTGACGAGCCGCCAGATGCGCTGCTGTTCTTCGATCTCGGCCGTGCGGTCGACCTCATAGCCCGCGTATGGGTCGGGTGGTGTGGCGCGCATCTTTGGGCCGAAGTCGATGCGCTTGAGCGGCGGGCGGTGCACGGCGATGGTGTACTCGGTCATCGCTTCACCCTCGTCCTCTTCCAGTGTTCCACGACCTCGTCCTGTTGACGCCCTTCGATGCCATTGACCCACAGACCACAGCGCATGGCGTGTTCGCTGAAGAACAGCCAATAAGCGAGCCCGCACACGGCGAACAGAACGAGCCAGCCCACGATGAAATTACCTGCTGTCATTTTGCCACCTTGCCGAATCCGCTGCACTGCTCGCACCGTGCCATGCAGATCGTGTGCGGCTTACCGGGCGACCACAGCTTGATCAGGCCACGGCCCTTACATTCAGAGCAATCGACGCGGGGTCCGGTCAGCCCGAGCGCCGTCATGGCCGGAGATACGCCGAATAGCGGGGGCTCAAAGCGCTCCGTCATAGTGCAGCCTCCATCGCCACCAGCGGCCGCCCCGCGTGCTCCTGCCCGTCCCTGAACGCGGATAGGATCGCTGACTGCATCTGCTCTGCACCACGCATCGACCCGGAAATGATTGTTGGTGATCCAGACGGGGCGGCTCACATGCTCACCCACGCTGAGCGACATCGGCTGCTCGATATGCCACCCATCGAAATGCTCCCCGTCGTGCATGCGATAGCGGACGCAGCCGAGATAGGTTGCCGGCAGCGAGAACACGTAGGGCGGCTTTTCGACGTGAAACGTGTTGCCGTAGATCATCAGCGGTATCGTGGAATCCGGCATGCGCTCGATGAAATGGTAGACGCCAAACGCGGCGAAAAGCAGCGATCCGATCAGGATTAAGTTCTTGCTCATGCATCCCTCCATCCTTGATAGATCATCCACAGCGCGACGACGGCGAGCGGGAGCCAGACCGCTGCTTGCGCGCGGGTCATGGCAGACTCTTCGTGCGCAAGAGCCATAACCCGATGGCGGTTTCTATCAACCCCAGGCCAAATACGACCACGGGCACGGTCGGCCCCAAGATGTTGAAAAGCAGATGGTCCTTATCCAAATAGAACCAGTATGCTCCCATCGAACAGTGCACGAGACCGAGAACGATCAAAGCGAGGCAAACCGTTTTGGCAATTCCAGACATCATTCCGCGCTCCTATCCTCGTTGCACGATCCCGCCGCAAATGTACCCGGAGAGGAACGCGAGCACCATCGCGCACGGAAACCATACCAGATCGACGAGCTGCATGACCTGCTCGAACGCCGCGAGCCCTTCGCCCCATCCTGTGCCGAGCAAGATCATGCTGCCTCTCCCTTTTCACGTGAAACACTTTCCTCGACGACCTCGTCGCAGCTGAGGCGCAGAGCCTTGATTGCGAAGTCGATGCCGGCATTGAAGCCTCGCAGAAAAACACGCTCGACCGGAACGTCCTTTTTTTTTCCTTCGACCAGGCGCTCGTAGAGCTCGGCCATCTGATTGTCGCTCATCGAAGCATCTCGCTCGTTGAAACAGTTTCTGCTCTCCGGTGTGGAAGTCGCAGAGCCTTCCCAGCTTTAAAACTATTGTTCGCGTGTGCTGAACAATCGCTCATGCGGCCTCGATCGCGTTGATCAGGTTCTCGAATCGCAGTTGCTTTGTTCGCAGCATTTGCAGTCTCAGCTCCAATTCGATGCGGCGGCGCGATCTTGGTTTGACAACTTCCAATTCCGCTTTCGCTCGCTCTATCTCTTCCTTGATCGTCGTTCTCATCTCTCAACCTCTGCTGGTTGGTGAATGCTTGAGCAAAGGACACAGGACGACCATCCCCGCAGAAAGCGAGGTTGGTCCGTGCCCTTGCGATCTGCTGGCTGGAGCCATGCCGTCGCTTCGGACCCTGATCGCGCGGGGAGGCGGATCAAATTGGTGCCAACTTTCCGGAGATGTTCCCCTCTCCGCCGACCGCCCTCGCACCTTTCGGACCGGGCTTTGCAGTGTGGTCAGATCCCGTGGTCTGCCTTGTCGTGCGCGCCGCCACCGTGATTGCCGTCCGGCCGCGCACCTCTCACGCCTTACTGTGTGTGGCTCCCCGCTTCCTGGAGGAGCTTTCGAACTGTGGTGTGGTTGCTGCCAAGCGCTTGGACGATGCGCGCGATGGTCATTCCTCCAGCGCGCAGTTCAGCAGCGTGCGCGGCCTTGTCCTTGCGCGGTGCGAGCGCTTGGCGGCACTCGTCGCAATGACAGTTGAGACAGGTCACAGTACCCTCACGATCAGCCCTAGGGCGATGGCGGTTGCGCGCTCAGCCTGCGCGCCCTTGCTGTTTTCCCAACCTGGCAGCAGGGCGATGGCGTCCGCCTCAAGGCAGATGAAGACCATGTCGTCCTTCAGCGCCTCACGGATGTTGAAGCCGTGCTCGGCGACTGCGCGGTCGTTGCTGCCGGTCTCATTTCCCTTAGAGATATCGACGCCGCCGTGGCGTTCGATGTCTCGCTCAGCGGGGCTGAAGACGAAATGACCTTCGGCGCGCAGCTTAGCGGCGCCTACATGGAAAGCGGGGTAGTTGAATTCTGGAATGCCTCTCATGGGGCCAGCGAGATAAATTTTCACAGCGCGGCCTCCATCACGGTCGCTGCGTTGCGGGCCACGTCCTTCATAGTCAGCGGGATCGGCTTGATGGTGACGCGGCAGCCGAGCGGAAGATCAGCCCATTCGACGACAAGCCGGCGCATGTTCTGCGGCGCGTCGTTCTTGATGATGTTGACGCTTACGAGATAATCGATCAGCATCTTGAGGCAATTATCCGGATCGGACTTCACCGACTTTTCGTCGAGTTCGACAGTCATCTCGAACCGCTCGATACGATCAAAGCGGATCGGGTTCACAGGCCGACGCTTGGCAACCATCAGATAGTTGTTCGCAACAGCGCGCCAAGCTTGGGCGCGCTTGTGCTGATCCCAATTGATGCGCCGCAGCTTGTTCACTGAGAGCGGCACAGGCAGGTCGATCACGACGTCTGTCACCGGATGATACCTTCCGATGGCTCCATCCGCTGGAGCGGCGCGACGCAAATTTACTTTCGCCCCGTCACGCGGACGTTGCGCATTCCTCTTCGAACAAGAATTTCTTGCATGACCGCGGCAACCGCATCGCCAGACCATTCGCAATGGCCGCCGAGATAGCGCTCGGCCATCCGAACGCTGCACCCGCACGCGCTCGCGAGATTTGGCGCTGTATTTTCAGGCCAAAGAACGCGTTTTGCGATGTCGGTAAGAACGTCTCCGACAGATGTGTCGGCCTCCCGACTATCCTGTCGGACGGTTTCGCGAGCGTCCGGCGCTCGCTTCGATATGGTCCCGTGCATGAAACTCCCCCACGCGCACTCAACTGAACTGGAACTGAAGATGATGACCGTGCTACAACCGCCGATTGAAGGGGCCGGATATGAGCGAACAGAACTGGAGCGCGGCAAAAGCTATTGCCATCGCCGCGCTGATCGGCGCCTTGATCGTGATCGCGGGCCTGTATCAAACGGCGGAAGACTGCGCCGCCGATGCCGACAGCCTCATCTCGTTGATCGCGCCGGTGTGCAAGACCAGATGATCGGAAAAACGGAAGTGAGCAATTTTGCTCAGTCAGCGATCCTGTCGCGTAATTCAGACGAATGGACCGACGATTTTCATTGTGTCTGGACTGTGACAGTGCGCAGAATGGTACCTTCCGGCCGCGGAGGAAGTTTCGATGAGCGCCCAGGTGATTTCTTTGTTCAAGCATCAGGCGCGAACCTCGGCAGGCCAAAGATCAGGCCGCAGCTCGGATCGCGAAACCCCGGTCTCCTTCTCGATCGACAGCACAAACTCTGCGGGCACGCCGCGCTTGGAGCGCGTGAGCCAGTACCAGACCTGCGATTGTGTGGTGCCGATCAGATCGGCCAAGGGCTTCTGCCCTCCGGCCGCTGCACAGGCGCGTTTCAGTGCTTCGGTTTTTGACATGGCCGAACCATACCCACATTTAGGTAGAAATCAACCTAGAAATCTGTGGAGGACCAATCACCTAAATATCGGTAGCTTTACCGGTATGAAGAAGGTGGACCAGAAGGCCCTCGGGAACCGCGTGAGGACGCGGCGGGACGGCCTTGGCCTCAGCGGCAAGGCCCTTGGCGAGGCCTGCGGCATGAGCCAGCAGGGTGTGGATAACATCGAGCAGGGCAAGGTCGCGCGCCCGCGCAACCTCCTGGAGCTGGCCGCAGCGCTGTTCACGACGCCTCAGTGGCTTCTCTACGGCGAAGGGCCCGAGGAGTTCCGGCCGCCGAACGCCCGTGACGAACTGCTCTCGGTCGCCCAAAGCTTAGATCCCGACCAGATCGGCGCCGCGCTCGAATATCTGCGGCGCCTGCGCGAGGCCAAAAGCGAGGTCGCTTGATCGCTACCCACTTTTAGGTTGACACCTACCTAAATGTGGGTATGGTTTGCTCCTCAACGGAGCGAGCCCATGTCAGACCATTCCCGCCGCTACACCACCGCCTACTGGGATCACCGCCGCGACGAGCGCAAGCACGACAGCCTGCCGCATCGCCTCGACCGCAAGATCAGCACCGCAATCGACATCGTGCTGCTGGTCCGCCTCATGGAGAACATCGAGGACGCGGCCGCGCTGATCGACCTCTACGCCGAGAACCGCGCGTCTGAGGCCCGCATGGAAGCCGTGCGCGCGGGAGCCGGGGCATGAACCTGTCTCCCCACGATGTCATCGAAATCCTTCGACTGCTCCGAAAGGCAGACGACGTCACCGCAGTGCTTCTGTTGCAGGCATGGGGTGAAAAGCAGCGTCTGATTGGCGGTCGCGACGAACTCACTCGCCGGATGGAGGAAATCTCTCATGCGCAGGCCTGATCATGTCGAGATCGTCCAGATAGCCGTCCCCGTGCTGATCGAGGCGGTGGCCGTCACGCTGTTCATCGCAGCCTGCGCTATGTGGATGATCGTGCTCGCGACGCCGGTGCCGGCATGAAGCTCATCGTGACAAAAGACTGCAAGCAGTGCGAGCATCCGTTCCAGTTCATCAGCCGGCGCGATGGGCGCCGCGGAAGCCACCGCGTGTTCTGCGAGGTCTGCCGCGAGTTGCGCATCGACGCATCATTCCGCCGGTACAAGGATCGGCTGAGCGACACCGAGAAGCGGCTGGCGGCCCGCGCGAACGCCATCGCATGCCATGAGGCCGCGTGATGCCTGATCCGACCCGCAAAACCATCAGCGCCACCGAAATGTCCATGCTGCTCGGCGTCTCGCCCTACGGCACGAAGTGGATGCTCTACCAGCGCTTCGCCAAGGGCATTGAGGTGCCCGGCCCGGACCACAACCGGCTCGATTGGGGCACACGCATGGAGCCTCTGCTGCTCGACCAGGCAGCGCAAGACCTCCGGCTCGAGGTCAAGACCAACCGCCAGGCCGACGGATCGCAGGTCTATCTGCGCCGCGGGCTGCTCGGGTGCTCGCGCGACGCCGACATCTACGATCCGCAGCGCGGATATGGTGCGCTCGAAACCAAGTGCTGCTTCGATTACAAAATTCTGATGCAGGAATGGGATGGCGGGAAGACACCGCCCCGACAGCACGAGATCCAATTACAGCAACAGATGTTCGTCGGCGACGGCGTGAAGCCTTACGAGTGGGGCACGATCGCGATGTGGTGCGGCGGCGACATGACCTATTTCCACCGCAAGCCGATGCCGGACCTATGGGCGAAGTTCGAGGAGGAGGCCAAACAGTTCTTTGCAGATATTGCAAACAACTCCGAGTCGTCTCCGTTCGGCGCCCCGGTCGAGGTGCCGCTGCTCAAGCAACTGTTTTCCGTGCCGACGGGCGAGGTCGTCAACGTCACCGAGGCGCTCGGCGAGGTCGAGGCCACCAAGCTTGCGCAGCGCGTGGTCGACGCCGACTACCAGCGCGTGGTGCGTCTCGCTGCCGAGAAGGTCGAGAAGGATGTTCAGGCCAAGCTGCTCGGCCTGGCCAAGGACGCCGACGAGCTCGAACTGCCGCAGGGCATCCGGGTCAAGATCAACCGCTCACCGCGCGCCGGCTACAGCGTCAAGCCAACCACCGTCGTCTCGGTCAAGGCGCACATTCCGCACCAGATAAACGGGGATTTCTGATGGCTTCTTCCGAACTCGTTCTGTTCGAGAACACGTTGCGTCCGCTCACACCGCATTTCGAGCAGGCTCTTGCCGGCGCCATTCCGGTCGAGCGTCTGATGCGGTCGATCATGGTTTCGGTCGAGCGCAACCCCGACCTGCTGTTCAAAGCCGACCGGCAGAGCCTCCTCAACTCGGCGATGTCCGCGGCGTGCCTGGCGCTGGAGGTCGACGGCATCACCGGGCAGGCATTTTTCATTCCCTTTGCTGGCAAGGCGCAGCTCGTCATCGGCTACAAGGGGATGTCAACGCTCGCCGCGCGCTCCGGCTTCACGGTGCAGGGCGACGTCGTGCGCGAGGGCGACGCCTTCGATTTCGAGCTTGGCGATAGGGGCTTCGTGCGCCACAAGCCGATGCTCGGGAAACCCGACCGGCCAATCATTGCCGCCTGGGCGACTGCGTCGTCGATGCAGCGGCCATCGATCATCTCGGTTCTCGGCATCGACGATATCATGGCGATCAAGGCGAAGTCACCGGGCGGAAGCCGCAAGGATAGCCCGTGGATGGATAAGCTCATCGGCTTTCCCGCCATGGCCGCTAAATCAGCGAAGCGCCGGTTGTCGCGCTCGATGCCGCTCAACGCAGATCCCCGCTTCCACCTCGCCGCCGCAATGGAGGAAGCCGTCGAGGAGCGCGGCAAGACGTCGTGGATCGACCCGCAGCGCGGTCTCCAGATCGAGGGCGAAGCTCACGATGGCCCGACCATCAACCACGAACAGCGCGGCACCATGGAATTGCTATCGCCCGTGCAATCCCGCACGGCGACGTCAGCGGCATCGGCCTCACCCGCATCCAGCCCCGCGGCTGCCGGTGCCGCTGACTACATCTCTCGATGGGACAACATCGTCAAAGGCGCGACCAACGCCGACCAGCTCGCCGCGAAGTGGAATGAGGAAGCCGAGGAGCGCAAGACGATCGCGTTCGAAGCCGGCGAGTTTCCCGCGCTCCAGGCCAAGGTCAGAGCCGCTGTCAGCAGCATGAGGGCGCCGGCATGAGCATCCCGCACGGCCTCCTGGACAAAGCCTACTTCGCAACGGCACTTCTGCTCACCGCGATCATCGTCATGATCATCGGAGCAGGGATCATCGTTGCTCCGTTCTGGGTCGTCGCGACTGTGTTCGCGGTTCTGCTTTTCATGGTGATGATCTTCATCGTTCGCATCGCCAACATATAGCGGCGGGATCAGCGCAGACGCTACGTCATTGAGGATGATACTTTGAGCAAGCTGAGCAAAGCACAAGCGAAGGCGCACCAGGCGGCATGCGATCTTCTGTCAAAGGATGTCCTGTCGATTGATGAGCGGCTGTTCGTGATCGAGAATTGGCAGGAGTCGGCCAAACATATCAACACGATCGCCGGGGCGTTTTTCACCCCTTGGGGCCTCGCCCGCGACTTCTCGATCGAAGTCTGCGGGCGCCGGGTCATTGACCTATGTGCCGGGATCGGATCGCTATCGCTGGCCTACTTCCTGAAGTGCCAGCTTGACCGGCGCTTGCCGGAAATTACCTGCATCGAAAAGAACCCAGATTATCTGGCGGTTGGCAAGAAGGTACTACCCGAGGCAACATGGATCGAAGCCGACGTATTCGACGTGCCGGATCTCGGGCTGGGACACTTTCAATGTGCCTACGGCAACCCGCCGTTCGGCGCCACTCCAAGGAACAGCAAGAAGTCGGTCGGCTACACCGGCGGCGAGTTCGAATACCACGTCATCAATATCGCCTCCAAGATTGCCGAGTACGGGACATTCATCGTTCCGCAGATGTCCGCGCCGTTCACCTATAGCGGCAAGCCGGTCTACACCGAGACCAATCCTGAACGATACCAGGAATTCAGCAAGCAAACCGGCGTCGAGCTTGGCGCGAACTGCGGGATAGACACCTCCGTCTACGCGCGGGACTGGCATGGCGTTTCCGTAGCCGTCGAGATCGTCACCAGCGAATTCAAAGAGCCGCAAGTCGAGCCCGTTGATCAATTCGACCTTTTCGCCGAGGCCGCCGAATGACCGGACTCGCGCTGACATCGCCACAGGGAAACTGAGAAATGAAAAACAAAGATCGGAAATGGCTGCTTCTCTGCGACGGGCAGAGCGGCATGTATCCAGGTATCCAACAGGATGTTGTGCCCAAATCTGTCGCCCGCAGGTTCGTGCACGACGGCCTGATCCGGGCCTATCTGCCGCACAATGGAGCGCACAAGGACCGTTGGGTGATTACCGATGCTGGCCGCTCCGCGCTCACTCAACACCAACGCTGAACAGGAAAGATTCCATGACGCGCGATGAAGCAGCAGCAGCCCTCGACGGAAACGAATACCGCAAGGAAGGTTCGACGGATTTATTCAAGGCGATGAAGGCCGCAGGCTTGGTGGCCGTGTACGGCGCCAGCGACGACCTAATGGAGTTTGAGGGCGCGATCAGCGACGAGGTTGGCGTCTACAATGGCGGCATCACCTATCTCAATCGCCAAGGCCTCATCACGAGCCAATGCGATAGCGACAACTGCCCGTATCATAAGCAGGAGCTGAAGCACGCCCCGGCCGCCATTGAAGCGGTTTGGGATAGCGACGGCTTCTCCTGGCAGTACAAAACCGCGCTGCCGCACGCGAAGTTTATCATCAAGGAAGATGGCGAGAACTATTGCGAGGGCATCGTCTTCGCGCTTGCTGACGTTCCTCATCACCGCTGATCTCATCCCACCGAGGCACACATGACTGACGACGAGATGTTGTATTCTGCCAATGAGCTGATCTCTAATCTTCAGGAGCACTGCACTGCTCTTTTGGCGCGGCACCGCGGCAAGATCGTGAAGGCTTACGGCTCAAAGACATTCGCGGCAGACGAGATTGAGTATCGATACGGACACCTCGTCCTTGAGGGGTTCGTCTTGAAGACAAACGGAGAGCCTGGCGTGCGCCGGTATTACGTGCGGCTCGATGATGCGGAGTTCGTCACGCCATGACCGATCACCAGAACTCATCCGCTGCCAGTGATGGTGGTCCGGTTCAAAATACCGATCGCCACCTGTGGCCTCAGACTTCCGAGGAGGCCAACGCGCCAAGCCTGTTCGTCACGGGCAATGGCGAAGGTATCGGCATCAACGTCGGCGGCCACGTTTTCGTCAAGCCGCTGCGAGAATGGCATGCCCTTGCCGTTCAGTCCCGCGCTGCTGCCCAACAAGTCGAAGTGACAGATGAGATGCTTGCGATTTCCGGTCTTAACAAGGACTGGAACAAACTTCGCGAGGCGCTGGAAGATATATGGGCGCTGACATCCAACTTCTCGCAATACACGCTGGAACACTTCGCTCGCAAAGTGCGCTCAAAAGTTGATGCCGCCCTCGCCGCCCAGCCGCCGGCCGCTCCGGTCGAGACGGCAACCAATCACGAACCAGCCGCGGCCGCGGCTGTAGAGGACCCCCGGAGCGCACCAGCCGGCTACAACAATGGCAGCGACCGGGGGCCTCGCACTTCTCATGAAGGCTCATCTGCCGCGACTGAGCACGACCCGCATAGCTGGCAGCAGATCGCCGAGCGGATGCGCGAGGCTTTGCGCTCTGCCGAGAACGCTTTCAATGCCATCTCACCCA